ATTTGATTCTTTGGCTTTAAAGGCTTCATCATCAGTTGCTCTGTTGGAGATTTCCAAAGGATAAGTTCCGCCGTTGTTGTCGATTCTTGCTTTAACAAATTTGACATGTTTACAGGTTAGCCTTCCTTGGAATCCTGGGCAAGTGCAGGAAAGACTACCATTTTCTTTTACACTAACTTCGTGAATGTTAGGGCCTGGTGATTGAGTTTGACTTAAAAAAACTTGAACTAAGCGTGAGTCTTCGTCCACGTACTTACCTCTCATTTTCTTAAATCACTGCCGTCTACGACTAAATATGAAAACGCTTCTCTTGCAAAACTTTCTGTAGCGTCACCATATAGGCTAGCCCAATTATCTAGTGAAGCGTTGGTTGTAACGATAGTAGGCAAACCGTTGTTAAAACGCGTTCTAAGTAAATGATGGAGCATAGACTTCTGCCACTCTGAGTGTTTTGAAACGTGTTCTTTACCAACGTCGTCAAGAACTAAAACTCTGATGTTGTAAGCATCATCTTCTGCTTCACCAAACAAACCGGCAAGTAAAACATCTTCACTTTCGGTCAGGTCGTTTTGTATATCTTTACCTTTTAAGTTTAATACGTCGTTATAAGTTATGAAGTAGCAAGGACGAACTAAAACTTTTCCTTCACCTGGTTTAAAAGAGGCTAGAGGTAGTTCTTTAAGCATCTCTTGAATGACAGAAAGCGCCAAAGTAGTCTTTCCTCTACCTGGAGCCCCGTATAAAAGAATTCCACGGCCACAGAGACGGTCTGAGGCCTCTTTAATGACCCTACCTTCACTGACTCGCGAAATCCACGATTTTAGGCCATTTAGGACCTCTAATGGGGCGTCTGTACAGTCTTCTAATCCCCACCCAACTCTTTTCCAAGGAATGTTGGCTAGTTGAATCCAAGACCTTCTACGAACCTTAAGGTCCTCGGGCTTAAACATTAAAGGATTCCTTCCCATGATTTAGCAGACTGTTCTTTGGCTTTCTGTATCTCGTCTTCGGAATGTATCCTAGTTTTAGCCTGTGCCGCAAGTGCAGAGAATCTTGATATAAACATTCTCCAAAGAATATTTCCATCTGAGTACTTTCCATCTGTAAGACTACTAAAAAATATGTTCATCATTTCAACCTCAAGTTCCCCATTGGTGTCGTTCTTAACTCTAGCCCCAGCTAAAGCCGGAATAAAATTACTTTCTGTAAGAGAAATGGGAGATATGTTCCAAAGTTCTTCTATACGGCGAGCAAACTCATAAGCACAATCCTGTGGACTCCAGTCTTTAACTGGTTTATTAGCACGATTGTATTTTGCTTTTTCTTGCTTGGCTTTTTTGGCTGCATTAAACTCTTTCTTCTTTTGAGCCTTTAGCTTTTGGTTAGCCTCTTTAACTTCTTTTTCAAATTCATCTTCCGAATTATTAGAAAAGAATTTATATCCCATTTCATTCCCTTCCTCCATTCGGACTCCGTCCGAATAAAGACCTAATATATTTATATGTTTAGAACTAGTATTAGTTAGCATATTCAGTGATAACAGTGGCTCGGTTTTCAACCACCCCGGTTGATTTTCAGCCACCCCTGGCTGATTTTCAACCAGTACCCATGTATTGACTCCTACAGGGTTTCCATTTATATTTTGAACTTTATATTTAAGTATTCCTAAAGCTTTTAGTTCATTTATAGCCGTGGTAATAGCACACCTACCCTCTTTGAGAACTTTTTCTAAAGAACGTGCGCTTATGTTTACATTTGGGTTATTTTTTAAATAAGTCAATAATCCAAGTGCACTCAATGACATCATTTCTTAAGTTGGTCCTTAACGTGAGTAACGACCATAGTTGCAAATACTCTTGCTATTTCATCTAATGCAACATATAAAGAATCGACTTCATCAATCTCATATTCTTCGTCTTCGTCTTCTTCATCTTCATCTTCTTCTTCTATATTAAAATCTATGTGCTTTGGTACTTCCATAGATAATTGTTCTTGAATAGGTGGTTTAGGTCTTTCTTCTATCTTTAAAGACCCTTTAGTATTAATTTGGATTAACCCATCAGTTAAATCAAAAGAAGGGACTCCAGCATCATTACATTCTGATAAAACTTTAAGACAATCTTCGTCTTCATCGTTCCATAGTAAAAACGCTGCTGCTTTTGAACCTTTAACTGTTTTTAAAGCTTCTTTAATAGTACTTCGATATTTGTACGAGATGTTTTCCCGTTTCCTGCAACGATTACGTAGTAAGTCATTGGCCCTCCTAGACCAAGACTATATCAACCTCAGCGGTCTAGTCGAGTTGGTTGGGTAACGGCGGGTCTATAGGAGGTAATACTGTCAGCTAATACAACCAAGAAAGGGGATAAGAACCCACTAGCAACGGTAGTAACTATAAACAAAGGTATAGAGGTAACCCCTGTTAAACCAACCCCTACTGCAGATAAAGCAAGAGCAGCAATAGCTCTATAAATCCTTAAATCAATTAGTTGTTCTATTACAGCTAAAAAGAAAGCTGCAAAGCAAGCAGATAATATTAGTTCTAACATACTTCTATAGTACTACTAGTCTGGTTGAGCAAAATATAGGGCAAAAGTAGAACCAAGTAATATATTTTTACTTATTTCTCTTTTTAACCTATCCTCTACAGCAAATTTATTTTTATAAAAATGACTTCTTGAAAATAAACCACAGCTCCGGAGGTAGAAGGTGTCCAACTTAATCTCACAGACGCTTTTGCAGCGTTAGATGGGGCAGTATCAGTTGTTGAAACTCTGTACCAAATCCCAACTGGGGAAGCAGTTCCACTTACTGTAGCTAAAGCTATATTTGTATTAACTCTAGCATAACTAACCGTGTTATTTAAAATAGAAGATATTTCCCAAGTACCATCATATGGAGAACCTAATCCACTAACTAAAATATAAGATTTATCGTTACCAGCATAGTTTAAAAATTCGTAAGGTTCATTTAAAGTTATAGTTGCTATGTTTCCACTTAAAACAGCTTGTGTAATATTATATGTAGGTGGGCATTGAGTTGGCAATCCGTTAACTGTTGAAATTAAAGTGTTTGAACTCGTATACCAGCTTATAGAAGCAGTAACTAATTCACTGGCTGTTTCTGGCTCTACGTAAACACTAAAAGTATAATCATTATCAGCAAGAACATTAAAATAATTAGCAGTTGATGTGTGCCCTACTACCGATACTAAAGAAGACCCAGAAGGGGTAACTTTTAAAGAATCTCCTGCGATGGAAACAAGTCCACTTGGAGATACAGCAGTGCTTGAAATAGGAGCGTTTACTTTAGCGTAAGAAACAGTTTTACCAATAGGGTCTGAAGCTGTAACAACATATGCCCCATCAAATGGCGAGCCAACTCCGGAAACAACTATATTATCTCCAATAAATATAGGAAGATAAGAATCACTTACTGTTAAAGTAGCTGTATTAGAACTTAATTCTTTGTTTACAACAACAAACTCTCTAATATCTACTCCTGGTTTTGAAGAGTCTAAAGTTAAAGCCGCATTTGTTGCAGCCCAAGGACTAGATGAAAGAGTAAAAGAAGGGTTTGTAATTTCATTAATTCTATTAGCTTTAAGTGTTATATTAATTCTTCTTGCGTCTTCAAAAGCAGTTTTAGAAATTGCCTCTTCAAATTGAGCAGCATCAAAATAATGAATTTCACTAACTGCAGTATTACTAATATTTACAGCAACGCTTGCGTAATGCGCGTCTGTTGGAGCTATAGCTGTTGCAAAAGGTCTAAGGGTTGGGCTGTCCCAAGCTAAAGTAGCATTTGATACAGGAACTCCTTGCTGCAAAACCCCTAAAGCAACGCCAAATCTGTCGTAGAATTGGATACCAAGTCTTATATTTCTTGTGGTTGTACTAGCAGCACTAAAAATACTAAATGTGTATGTTTCACCTTCAGTTACTGGTATACCTTTAGTAATAGGATTATTAACGCCACAAGTAAATGAAACAGACCCAGTTCCAGTTGATGTAAATCTAAGCATTCCGTTGTCACTACTTGGATATCCAACCGGGGCTGTTACTTCGTAAGGTTCTATTATTAAAGGGTCACCTACGTACCTTGTTAAAGTACCCCCAGAAGATATAGTCCAATTTCCTATAGATTCTTCAAAAGAAGAGTCGTTGTAATCAAGAAATAAATTTTTACCTTTTTCAACAATAGAGTCGTACCCACTAAAACTTTTTATAAAAGCTAGTAAACCATCATAAGTACCTTTTTCTTTATAAATATTAAATAAATTTCTTAATAAAACTCTTTGTTGCTTAAGACCTACCTCTGGCTCAAAGCATCCTCCAAATTGTTCTAACATTTGTGGAAGAAGTTGGCCGGGTAAAGAGTCTATCTTGTATAAATCTAAAAAGTTTAATGCATAAGTTTTTTCAATATCATATTCAAAACCAAATATTTTTAAAAAGTTTTTTAAAAATAAATTGTCAGCTTCTGATAAAACATCTCCAGTTAAAGAATTTACTTTATAAGAATCAGGTAAATAATCATATAAATCATTAGAAGTATTAAAATCTTTAACAGAAATACCTACAGCGTTAGCTGCTCTTAACCATGTAAAATTAATGTTTTCTCTTACAAAAACGCTATAGTAATAAAATTTACCTTCAGTTAAATATTGAACTTCTCCATCTATTATGTCTCCGGCATCTACATATTCAGTAGGAGCGGAATTAACAAAAGAATCAACTATAACAATTCCATCGGCTGCACTAGTGGGAAACCCATATGAATTTCTAATTACCCTAATTTGAGACCAGTTACCAGTAGGGTTAGTCCATGACAAAGAGATACGACCATACCCAGAAGGAAAGGCTGTAAAAGGATAGGCATTAAAGTCACTTACTGTAAATGGACCGTAAAAACCTATACCGTAATAATCTCGACCGTATTTTGCCATCGTTTACCTTAGAATACGCCAGATATAACTAAACCGTATAACTCTTGAACGTCTGTTGAAGTTGCAGCAACACCTGTGGTTGTATTTAAATTACCGTTTGCATCAATCCAAGTTCTAACTGAATTTGAACTATTTCTCCACTCTTGAAGATTAGCAGATTGTCCAGCAGCTGCTCTAACATTTAGTCCAACTACGTTTGTAGCAGAAGGAAGTATTGTGTCTCCTCCTACTTTATGAACGTATTGATTATGTGAGTCTGCAATCACACCAGTTTCAATGTTTGCAAGTCTTGCGTTTAATGTCCCATAGTTTTGAGATGCTGTATTAAATGTTCCACTTGCAGATGGGGAAGTAGAAGTTGCAATATTTGTTCCTAAATTTGTTTGAATTGCAACTACTTCATCTTGAAGTGAGTTTACGTGAGAGGAATCTACAATTTCAGTAAAATTACTTTTTGTTTGAAATGATTTTATAGCTCCTGGGTAGGTTGCGGCCATGTTTTCTCCTTTTAGGCTATTCCACCGGATGGTGTGATTGTTAAGGTTCCTGCTTGAGGTATTTCATTTAATAGTTGGTGAGCCAGAAGCTCGAGCCGCTGCCGTAATAGCGTTGTCTCTATCTAATAAAGTTATAGTTGAGTAAGCCACACCAGATACTGTTGATACTTCTGTTAACAAATCTTGCAAAGTTATTCTATCTTTAAAGTTAACATTATCAAAAGCAAGAAAATTACTTAATACAGCTTGAACCGCATTTGTAACGGTACTTTGTCTGTACTGGTCTAGAACTTGAACGTCAATTTCTATATTTACATCTACATATGAAGGAGGTTGTAAAGTTAACGTTGTAGTAGGAGGCATTTTATCTGCAAAAAATGTTTGAACTGTAGGTTGTAGATTAGTAAACACTAATGTAGGCGTAACATTATCATCTTCAACACCAGGGTCACCAGACGGTGCGTAATACAAAGTTATGCTGTTATAAGTATTAGCAATTGCATTTGCTTTTGCTACTCCTAAAATTTGGACGGCTAAAGACGCGTAGTCTTCTAAAGTAACCGCTCTGTTTAATGACCTAATACTGATTGGAGTATTTAATCTTACTGAATCAGTAGATTCTGAATCAGAACCTCCTGAAGCGGGGTCTTCATTGTTTACCTGAAGACCTACTTGATAGTTAGTTACTATCTCAGTTAATGTATTTTCTGCAACGTTTCCAGCATCTCCAGCACCAACTCTGTAAGTTGCTTCTATAGTTCCATTTCTTGGGGGAATGCGTCCACCAACGTTATCTCCAAAAATAACATAAGTTCTATCTTCACCATCTACATCAATTGTATAAACAGGGTCATTTCCTGAGTAATCTACTAAATAATCAACAAATGTATAAACTACGTTATCAACTGTGATTTCAATGCTATCTTTAATAACAGGAAAATCAGGTTTCAAATATAATTTCAACATTTTCTCCACTAACAATGCTTGTAGTAGATACTTGAGTTCCGGCAGGAACAACTTGTGAAGAAGTAGCAAAAGTACTAAAAGATAAAGTAACTGTTGCTGGAGTGCTAGGTGTAGGAGTGTATCCTAATAATCTAGCCATTCTAAGAACGCTGTCTCTTTGACTTGCGGTTAATATAAACGATTCATTAGCTGCTCTATCTATATAAAAGCTCATAATGTCGCCCATATAGGCAAACAATTCAATTAAAGTAATACCAAAATCAGAAGCGTCTCTATTCTTCCATTCAGGTAAAAAGTATTGAATTAGAGATATCATGTCATCTCTAATAGCCTCAAAGTCTCTAGATGTGTAATCTATTTGAGGTATTACATTTGGTTCAGCCATTAGTTATTCCCTTCAAGCAAATCTCCGGACCTAGTAAAGGTACCTGTATTTATGAAAACGCTGCTCTAACTGTAGCATCTACTATAGGTATTGCAACCGCTTCATTTTCAAAAATAGCAGTTTTTATTTGAGTCCCATAAGTAGGCCTCATTACTCTTTCATTAAGACCGGTCATTACAGCTAAAAACACTCTATCTTTATATATTTTATTTTGGTTAGTTGTAAAGGATATGCCATAAGATTCACTTAAAGAAAAAGGTAAAGATATAGCTCTTTGAGTAGCCATTAGAACACTCCCATCCAAACTGGAAAATTAGGGTCTCCGCCTTCAAACATAACCCACACCCCATCATTAAGTTTAGGGGTTTTATAGTGAACTGTGTGTTGGGAAGAGCCTGTATCTCTAGGGTCTGACGCAGAGGCTCTAGTAACTGTTGCTGAATGGCTATGAGAAGGGGTGCCACCAGAACCGATAGTCACTACGTGATTTAGATGAGTTTGGTAAGCAGACGCAGGAAGGCAAGGCCATGCCCAGTCAGTAATTTGTTCTCCAAGAATTTGAGGTACTTTTACTCTAATTCTGCTTTTAGAAATAGGGTCTTTAACGTCTAAACAAATACCTCTATAGATACCATAAAATTTTTTATCTACCTCTCCGCCTAACAACAGCACAACCTCCGTCTAAGTCTTTGAGCAACAAAAATACTTCTATTACTTGGTTTATTTTGCCTTAGTCTAACATCTGCTATATCGCTTTCCCAATATGAGTACGATTCATTTCTAGCCCGTGTTTTAGCTCTATTAAAATTTTTTCCTTTTATAAAAATTGAAGAGGATTCATTTTGTGTTGGTAATAATTTAGTTTTTAATCTTGGTGTAGGTTTAAGAGTTGTTTGTCTAATATTTGGTTCTACATATACTTTGTTTTCATTTTCAGGATAAGAGTATTCATTTTGTGACGTAATAGTAGCTGGGCCAAGAGAATCTATTCCAACTTCTATATTAGTTGTAAATTTTGTTTCTGTTAAACTTATGTAGTGCACAATATGTTCTACTGAAAGTAGTATCCAATAACCACTATATTCAGTCCCTATTCCATTTAAATATATTGGCATTCCTGGAATTAAATTAGGAGAACCTATTAATCCACCATGAGCTCTATAAGGAAACTTAACCATCTCACTAAAAGCATCAAAATGAGATTTAGCAATGTCCATACCAGGAACTACAGTGTTTACATCAAAGCTATCAAATAAAGG